CCTTCGACTTCTTGACCACCGCCTGATAACTCCCCGGTTATCACCACCGAGCCCCGGCCTTCCAGCTGGGGCTTTTTCATGACTACTGCGCTACAGTAAAGCGATAACCCAAACAGGTTTATGGCTTCTTCTATTCCCGTGCGTGCGATTGATCGGCTGCGTAAAGCCGCCAACCTCGAACCCGCCAAAAAGCTGGTGGAACTCAGCGATGGCAGCACGTTTGAAATGTGGGTGGCACCCTTGACGATGGCCGAACGTGAACGCGCCCAGAAAAACGCCAAATCCGACGACGCCAACGCCTTTGCCCTCCAGCTTCTAATCCAGAAAGCCTGCGACGAAAATGGCGCCAAGCTCTTCAGCACTGGCGAAATCGACGTTCTTAAAAACGAAGTCAAGGACAAAGACCTCCAGTCCCTGATGCTGGCGATCTTGACTGACGACAGCGAGCCCATCGACCCAAAATCCTGAGTACCGAACTCCGTAAGGACACCTGGCTCATGCTCCAATTTGGCGTCGCCAAAGAGCTGGGCCTAACCCTTTCCCAAGTTCGGTCCACAATGACCGCCGAAGAACTCCTCGGCTGGAGCGCCTATTTCGTCATCCTCAACGAGGACCAGGAAAAGGCTATTGAAGATGCAAAACGCCGCCGCTAGCCACGGCGGCTTTTTATTGCGTAGACTACTGGAACGGAAGCTAAATGGTCGATGGCTGATTACGACGCCAAGATAAGAGTCAGTGCCGATACCAAACAGGCGGAATCCCAACTTAAGCAACTACAAGACAAACTAAACAATCTTTCACGGGCAGCCGGAACTATAAACACGGGTTCCGTAGAAGCTGGAATTAGAGGCATTGGAAATGTAGCTCAAAATGTAGGCACAGAAGTCAGGAATATATTTTCTAGGGGTTTATTTGCTGGAGCAATACTTGGTGCAGGTCAACTCGGCACATCCCTTTCTGCCGCCTCATCAAATTTAGGACCATTTACAGGAGCAGTCAAAGCAGCCGGTGCCGCATTTAGTTCTTCTTTAGGTGGTGCTCCAGCTCTTATTGGAGACATACTAAATCAGATAGGTCAAGTACCTAATGCCATGGGTTTAGCAGCAGTTGCTGCTATGGCATTTGCACCACAAATACTTAAAGCAAGTTCAGCAGCCGTAGGACTTGGAGCAGCCATTGACACTGCTGTAGGCAAACAGGCAACCCAAGCTATTGCCAATGCAGTTTCCAAAGTAACAGGACTAAAAACAGAACTAAATGCTACACAAGCAGCATTCAAGGATCTCATTAAAGGATCTACATTAAACCAACTAAATAAACAATTACAAGATGCAACGTACCAAGCTGGTGAGTACCGCTCCACTACGGTAGAAGCTGTAACCGCTGCAAACCAACTTGCGGTTGTTTTACGCGCTCAGCGAGCAGAACAACAGGCTATTACTGATCTGGCTCGTCAGGCACAAGGTCTACGCGCCCAATCCGTAGAAAATCGTGCTACCAATACCTACAACACCACGCAACGTCGTAAAGCATACGAATCAGAACAACTCAACAAGTTTAATAACGAAATTGACGAGTACAACAGACTTGCTGTTGAAGCAGCAGCCAATACAAAAGCGTGGGAAGACAGACTTGCCTCTATCACTCGCGTAGCAGGTGCAGGCCCCCTTGGAACAAAATCGCAACTCAGTACCCGCGTACAAGAATTTTTAGCTAACAAACAGTCTGCACAGATCGCACGAGAAACAAGTGCTGCTGCAATGGCACGTGAACAAATGCTTGCTGGTGGTCAGTATGGATTAAACGTACTACCAGCGGGTAAAACTTTATCTCCAGGCGGCAACACAGTTGCCGCTCAAAAACAATACCGCGATTTACTTAATCAAACCGCGACTATTCAAAATGCCGTTGCCGCAGCAGCAGAGCGCACAGGCAGAAGCCAACGCCAGCTCGAAATTGCTGCCATCGGCACAGCTAAATCAACTGCCCAACGGGTTCAAATTAGCACGGTACAAAATAAAATAGATGAACAGTCTGTTACAATTGCACGAGCGCGTAATCTTGAACTCGCAAAAGAACTAGGTATTGAAGTTGACATTGGAAAAGCTGCTGCAAGTAAAAACAAAGCCAGAGGAGGCGGGCTAGGTAAGGGCGCAGCAAATGCTCTCAGTAACGCAGCTGTCGGTGGCGCCTTCCCGCTGCTGTTCGGTCAGAGTGGAGCCGCCGCAGCCGGTGGTGCTATCGGTGGCGTACTCGGTAGTGTTGTTCCCGGCGTCGGAGGATTTGGTGGTTCACTAATTGGTACAATTCTTGGCGAGAAGCTGGGTCAAGGCAATCAAGTCAAACAACTTGGCGAAGACATCGGTTTTTCCGCCGAGCAAACCAAAATGCTTGGTGTTGCCTTCCAGCAAGCGGGCAGAGACTTCGACAAATTCCAAGGATCTGTATCTACAATCCAAGGCCTAAGTCTTTCTATTGAAGACCAAGCTCGGGCTATCCAGCTTGCTAGCACTCTTACTTCCGAATACGGCGGCAAGATCGACAAAGTTACTAACGCATTTGCCAATGCACTTTCTACTGGCAAGGTAACTCAAGCTACTCTCAACCAGCTTACAAATCAGGGTATTCCTATTCAACAAGCCCTAGCCGATAAGTACAACATAAGTCGTACCGCACTTCTCGAATACGCAAAAGAAGGCAAGGTTTCTGTACAAGATCTTATCGACACTCTTGTAGAAGTAGGCAACAAAGGTACTACAGCTGCAAATGCACAAAGAGATGCTTTTGCTGACAGTTTTGATCAGATAAACACAGCGCTCAGTAATTTTCAAACTACTGCTACAGACGCCTTCAAATCCACTGCAGACGCTCTGCGCGTTGATCTCGGTGGTGCAATCCAAGCCGTCACTGGATACACTGTAGATTTTATTAACGGCTTGTCAGAACTTACTAGGATTGCAGGTCCAGCTTTAGATTCAATTTTAAGCGCTTACATAAATATCGAGAAAGCAATCTTCAATGCCGTTGGAGCTGTACCAGCTTTGCGCGATGCAATTGTATCTTTTGCACTTACTGCTCTTGGTCCACTTCAGGGTGTAGCAAGATTGATAGATAGCATCAGAAGTGTAGGCGCAGCAACAAAAGGTCCAGAAAAACAGGGCCCATATGTACCAGAGCGCCTAAAAAGAAAGCCTCTTGAATCCTTCTTTGCCCCTTCTCAAGCTGCTCCCAGTGGTGGTAGTAGTGCTACAGACAAAGCCGCAAAAGCTGCTGAACGAGAAGCAGCTCGTGTAGCTAATATTGTTCGAGATCGAGCAGTTGAAGTAGAACTTTTACGTCTACAATCTGCTTACTCAGAGCAAATTTTAGCTGCCGAACTAAATAAAGATCCTATTCTAAAAGAACAACTACAAACAGCGCAAAGAGTAAATGAAATTTCACTTAAATACAGTAAAGATATTAACGATGAAAAAGCTAAAGGCAACTCTGCTGCAGTTAAAGAAGCTATTACAAAAAAAGCTCTTGCGCAAATAGATAATGCCCGTTTCCAAGGAGCTTTAGATACTGCAAAAATTGAAATTAATCGTGCTGAAAATTATCAAAATATGCTTCTTGATCTAGATCAAGAACTTAAACTTAAAGCTGCTACCACAGAAGAAGCAAGAAACCAGCTTCGTATTGAATATGAAATGAAAAAACTACAGCAAACAAATACATATACTCCGGATCAACTTGCCGCTATACAGAATCGTAAACAAGCAATCGCAGCTCCAAAAAGTCCAGCTGAGTTAATCAGTGCTCAAATTGGTTCTGTTACGGACGAGCTTGCAAAACTACAAGATGCAGGTAATCAAGCCATAGGCATTGCTGGAGCTATAGGCGATGCCTTCGGCACATCCTTTAAAGGAGTTGTAGAAGGCACTATGACCGCCCAGCAAGCACTGGCTAGTTTCTTCCAAAGTGTTGCTGATTATTTTCTGGATATGGCAGCAAAAATTATTGCCAAATGGATTGAAATGACAATCCTCAATTCAATTTTGTCACTTTTCCCTGGTGGTAGTGCTGTTGGTAAATCTTTTGAAATGCCGAATGCTGCTTTTATTCCTAGCGGTGGATATGCCTTTCCTGCCAGAGCGACTGGCGGTCCTGTATCTGCTGGTACACCCTATATGGTGGGCGAGAAAGGCCCAGAGCTATTTTTACCACGCAACAGCGGCACTATCATCCCCAACAATGCTCTCAGCGCTGGCACCACCAACGTCGTGGTCAACGTCGATGCCAGCGGCAACTCCAACGTCCAAGGCGACCAAGCCCAAGGCAAACAACTGGCACTTGTCGTTTCTGCTGCAGTTCAGGCAGAATTGATAA